TGACTTTGGTCACATTTTTTAAACTTCAACTTTCAACAAGGAAAACATCAAATGAATCTAAACCTTTCAAACTCTGGTGGTAGCGGTAACTACATTCGCTTTTCACCTCAAGCAAACGCATGGACAAACCAAGATGGTGAGTTCACCTTTGAAAAGTCGGTCTTTGACCATGAGAATCTGCAAACTGGTTGGATGCTGATTGCCGCTGGCATCTTTGAGTTCATGCCTGACAATGGTCTTGGTCAAAAAGGCGCACAGCCAAGTGCAGAGCACAAGCGTGGCTTTCGGGCAACTTTCTACAACAAGACTATGGGTGTCGCAGAGTTCAGCGCCAATGGTGCAGGGTCAAACATGGGCTTAGAGGCTTTATGGAAACAAGTGCAAGCACAAGCATCTGCAAACGCTGGCAAGTTGCCAGTGGTCGAGTACAAGGGAAGTCGCCCTGAAAAGGTTGGCAAGGGAACTACAAGAGTCCCGATCTTTGAGGTGGTGAGTTGGGTGGCACGACCAGCGGCTTTGCAAGATGGCGGTGCTGATGAGTCAGCCTCATCCTTTGATGCGCCAAAGCCAGTAGCCAAGCCAGCACCTAGCAAACCCGCACCATCAAGCATGAGTGATGATGAGATGTTCAGCTAATCACTGAACCAACCCACACCAGAGTTTTCGGGGGAGAACTCTGGTTTTTTTGTCTCTTTAACTTTGGTAGGTGGTATGCAAGTTTTACCGATAAAAAATGAAGAAACTGCACCTTGGCTTTTGAAAAAACATTACGCCAAGAGAATGCCACAAATCATGTTTGCATTTGGTCTATACGAGAATGAAAGTTTGATTGGGGTAATAACATATGGAATTCCTGCGTCTCCATCCTTGTGCATGGGCATTTGTGGAAAAGAATACTCTGACAAGGTGCTTGAGTTAAATAGGATTTGCCTTGAGAACAATGAGAAGAACCAAGCATCTTATTTTGTCGCCAAGACACTACAACTACTACCCAAACCTACCATAGTTGTTAGTTATGCAGACACTGCACAAGGTCATGTCGGTTATGTCTATCAAGCATCAAATTTTATTTATACAGGTCTATCAGCAAACAGAGTTGATTGGACTATCAAAGGTCAAGAGCATAAACACTCTAAGACTATCAGTGATGGTAAAACTCTTGAAGATATTAAGTCAGAGCATGGAGATGACTTTTACTATGTTGAGAGATCACGAAAGCATAGATACATATTTTTCGTTGGCACAAGCAAACAGAAAAAAGAAATGCTGAGTAAGTTGAACTACAAAGCAGAACCATATCCAAAGGGTGACTCCAAACGATATGACTCTGGCGGTGTAGTCGCAAAACAAGACTTGTTGTTTTATTAAATCAGAAAGATAACTAAATGTCAGCACAACAAATAGCCACTACCTTGGGCAATGCAAAAAAGGTAGGCAATGGTTACCTAGCAAGTTGTCCTGTTCCTCATCATGGTCAGGGCAATGGAGACAAGAATCCATCCCTGTCAGTGACAGATGGTGAGGATGGCAACATACTTTTTAAGTGTCATGGTGGGTGCGATCAGCATGAAGTGTTCAGCACCATCAAGGAGATGGGGTTACTGCCAGCACTGCCAGACAGACCAGAATACCTTTCAAATGTCAGACCCATCATGCCAGCAGTACCAGTTTTAGAGAATGAATGGGTCTATAAAGACGAGAACGAGTTACCCCTATTCCTCAAGCAACGCTACAAGACCTTTGATGCCAAAGGTAAGACCTATAAGACTCTTAGAGTCATGGCTGATGGCAGTCGGGTCGGGAAGTTGGGAGATTGCAGAATCGTGCCTTACAGACTACCAGAGGTGCTACAGGCGGTTGCCGAGGGAAGAGCCATCTATATCTGTGAGGGTGAAAAGGCGGCAGATGCCTTGTGCAGTCTAGGTGTCGTAGCCACCACCTCGCACGCTGGTGCAGGAGGTTGGAATCCTGACCTGAACCAGTACTTTGCTGGCGCAAATGTTGTTGTCGTGCCAGATAACGACTTGGCAGGGTGGAGTTATGCCACAAAGATTGTGGAGTCGCTGATTGGTGGGGTCAAAAGCATCAGGGTCATTGATCTGGAGTTGCCAAAGCCAAAGGAAGATGCCTACGAGTTTGTCTACAAGTACTCAGGCACAAAGGAAATACTGGCAAGCAAAGCCAAGAAGTCTCAGCCTTTGACCCCTGAAGATGTCATCTTGATACCTAAAAGGCTTGTAGAAACAGCCCCTGACCCGCTACTCAGCCACACAAATGAACCCAAAGAAGAACAGCAACAGCAACCCAATACCCGAAAGAAGCTATTGGTCGAGTCTTGGGACTCCATTAAGGATGAGCCAGTTGAATGGCTTGTTGAGTCGATATTGCCCAAAAAGGCATTTGTAGCTCTCTACGCACCGCCAGCCAGTTACAAGTCATTCATCGCACTCGATTTAGCCGAGGCGATAGCCACAGGTCGGGAATGGATGGGTTACAGGATACCTAAGAAAGGTGCGGTTCTGTATATCTGCGGTGAAGGTCATGGCGGTATGGGCGCAAGGGTGAAGGCTTGCAAGATACAGAACCAGAGTCCCGATGGGACAAACCTGTACATCATCAGGGCGCAACTCAACCTGAGATCGTCACCAGAGGACTTTGCCGAACTCCTTGACGCAATCAATGAACTGGTGGCTCAGATAGATGAACCCTTGGAACTCATCATCTTGGACACCCTGATGCGGATGTCAGGTGGTGGCTTTAATGAGAACAGTTCCGAAGACATGGGCGCATTCATCACTCAAACAGGCAAATTACAGGAAATCTATGAGTGTGCGTTGTTGGTCATCCACCACAGCGGTAAGGATGTCTCCAAGGGTTTGCGTGGTCATAGCTCCCTGCTTGGTGCTGTAGACACCGAACTTGAGATACAAAGGCAAGATAGCGTCATCAACTCAGGAGATTCCAGCGTGGTAGGGAATGCAATCCTGAAGGTGTCAAAGCAGAAAGATGGGGCTGACTCCATCGAAGTGGGCATTGAGATCGTTCTGGTGGAGATTGGGACATCAGACTTAGGCTTTGAAACCTTGACCAGTTTGGCTATCAGACCTAACCAAGACATCGCAAACAGTACCGCAAAGGGAAGCAAAAATAACTCTGGCAGTGGTGGAAATCAGCGTTTGGAGATGGATTCGTTGATGAAAGTGATTAAATCTAAAGGCTCATATCGTGAAGTGGAAGGTACTAGTCGGTATGGAGTGGCTTTGGATGATTGGAGGGCTGAATTTTGGAGCATGAAGGGTTGTACTGAAGAGGACAAAATAGCTTTTCGCAAGGCTTGGGTCAGGGCAAGAGAAAGACTCATAGCCACAAATAAGATTGTGATTGGCTCCAATTGGGTTTGGCTCAAAAGCAACTCAGAATCGTTCTGAAGTGGGACAAAGGGACAAAGTTGTATATATATACAGTGACTTCTAAGGGTTTACCCCGTGGGACAAACCTAAAATTGAACTTTGTCCCATGTCTCTGGTTGCTTAATTTTTAGGCAATTGCTTAAAAAATAGGCAAAATTCGTGGTTTTTGATGGTATTGAAAGGATTTGATATGTATGGATATACAGTGACAAACGAGACAAAGTGGGACAAAGTTAAAAATGTCACACCCGAGGAGATGGGGACAAACCACCCCTTATCTATGATAAGGGGTTTGTCCCCTGTCACTTTGTCGCTTTGTCGCTTTGTTTAAGGAAAATGAAAATGAGTCGTTCAAGGTCTAAGAAAGATGTTCCTCAAGTTGAGGTGAAGAGGTATGAGCCAACCAGTTGGGATATTCAAGCTCATGCGGTTTTGGTTGAACTGGAGGCAAGGAAAGACAAACATCACCAGAAATGGGGTTGTGAGAGATTGATTACTTTAGTTGACAGTGAGTTTAGGGAGAAGTTTTGGGTGCAGATGGCTAGGGTTTGGGATGCGACTGACAAGAAGGACATTGATAGGTTGAGGAAATCGGTCTATGGGATGGTCAAAGGTTATGACGCTTTGGAGAAGTGGGCTGAAGACAATGGAGTGCCTCAAA